TTTCAACAGTGGTAGGAACATAAGGCGCTAAGAAATCCAAGACTCCGGGTTTTCTGGGTTGAGGCACAGGAGCACCAACAACATCCATAGCTTGTTGCATTTGTTGAGATGTTAGAGGTTGCTCATCAGCCCGTAATGCATTGATATCAATCCCAAGCTCTCTGGCTAACTGTTGTTGTTTTGCTTCGTCTACTTGAGCCATTAAAATATTCCTTGATTGAGTTTGCGTTGCGCTTCACCACGGAAAAATTCAAGATGTTTTGCTTCTTCTTGTTTCGTGCTGTAAGATCTAAAATCTTTATCACCAAGCTTGGACAATTTCTCATCAAACACAAAAGCAGTTTGTTGTCTAGCATAACGATCTAAATATAAGTCGGTAAGTAATTTTTTAAGCATCATAGGACGCATTTCACCAGAAGGAGCATTTCGCTTTAAGAAATCTAAGTCTTTATCCGATAAAGCGCCTTTTAAGTTACTGGCCTCCTCAAGTGAAGTTCGGTTACTCAAGTAACCTAACAATTCGTTTGCAAAGTCAATTTTTGCCGCACCCGGAACACCTAATACCGTTCCAATTTCTGCGGCGAAAGCTAAAGTACCTCCAAAAGTACCGACAGTAGCATCCGGGAAAACTCTTAAAACATCTCCAATTAATTGAATAGACCGTCCTGTTCCTTCTCCGTTTTTAATAACTTCAGCAAATTGACCCAGTTTCATTTGCACGACTTCATTCCCAATACCGGCTACACCGCCTGTTCTAGCTTTAGTCTCCAATCGCTCTGTGAGAAGCTCATCTGCTCTTTCTTGAGTCATTTCGTTTCGATCTACTAAAGACTTCAGTTCTTTCTGGAAATCAGTTAGCCCAATAGTGGCAAGTTTTTGACGGTTAACGGCAATATTAGTTCGATCTAGATCTGTCTTAGTTTCAATACCGAGTAATTGAGCCTGCTGTAATAACAACTCGCCCGGTAATTTAGCTTCAAGTACCTCTTTACGTGTTGTTGCAAGTTCGCCTGTGGCATAAGCCGCCGCAGTTTGTGCAATAGTCTGATCAATATTTGGCTGACGCTCCTCAATTAATGTAATAATTTCTTGCTTAGTTTTACCTTCTTGAGCCGCTTTTAATGCAAGATCAACCGTTTGCATTTGAATCTTGCCTTCCAACAAAGAAGAAATTTCTTTTGTTTTCTCTTGTCTTTGCTCCGCCAACGCTACATTAGCCGCTGTCAACGCCGCTTTTGAGTCTAAATCAGGCTGTAAAGTAGCTAATTCACGAACAATTTTTTGTTGGTCTAATCCTGCCGCCGCCATTTGCCTAGCCGCAGTTGCAATTTCAGTATTAATTTTAGCTCTTGTTAAACCTGTCTCAGCGGCTGTTTTTTCTAATTCTTGTGCTCTTGTTGTTAATGCTGAAGCGCCTACTGTGTCTCCTGCAGAAGACAATTGATTAGCCGCCTCTAAAAGTTGTGTAGAGTCGGCAGTGTTTACGCCTTTTAATATTTGCTGTCTAGTAGCCGCTAAACGCTCTTCAGGAGTCACTGTAGCGCCTGCAATGGCTTTACCGGCATCACGATAGCCTGCCGCACCTAACATGCCGCCTACGCCTCTTGTGATGCCTCTGGTGGCCTGTGCAATATCTGTTGGTATTTCTGCGGCAATTCCTGCGGCGTAATTACGTAAGAGTCCCGGTAAAGCTGTCTGAGCACCGGCAACAGGCTGTGCAAGAAGCGATGCTTGAGCCAAAGACTTTTCACGGAGCTTTGCTAATTGCTCTTGACGAACCTGTTGAGGTGTTTTGAGCATGCTTAAAATCATTGAAGGCTGTTGCTGTGCCATTATTCCCAATCTCCACTGTCGACAGAGTCATATAGATCGCTTAGTATCTGGGAAGCAGAGTCTGCACCTCCTCCTCCGTCAAGTCCTAATGCCTTCAGAAGTTGTTGATAGCTAGAATCATCTCCGCCTTGTGATTGGAAGAATCCAGATAATGCATCACCTAATGCACGAGTCCTTGCCGCCTCAAGATTAGAGGCCGCTGTGGTAGCCGCCGCACCTGCTTCAAGGCCTGCCATACCTGACTTATACTTTGCTTCAGATTCAGCAATACCTGCAGACTGTAGAATATTAGACATCTGAATTGCAGGATCAAATAATCCTTTGAGTTCTTGTTGAGGTGCATAAGCCACTCCAAGCATCCCTGCAATATTTGCTAAATTAGCTTTATCCAGTTCTGGTGCAGTGGTTAAAGCCGATAAAATGTCTTTGGATTGTTGTTCCTGAATAGCTTTTTCCATAGCCAGAGCTTCTGGAGTTCCTCCGAACATACTTGTACGGGTTCCTAAACGTCCTTGGGCGGCTAAACGAGCTTCCATTTCCTGTCTAGCTCTTGTAGTCTCAGGATCACGCATGCCTTGAATCATGGCATATAAATCAGCGGCTGATGTTGGAGTGTATCCGGTAGCGGCTGTTTTAGCCTGCCCAAGCAAACCCGACATAATCGCTTGCTCATCGGCTCCTAAAGTGTAATCTAGACCGTAAGCTCCTGTTGCCTCACCGTCCTCACCCATAGTCGGAGTAAAACCTAAACTACCTCCGGTGCTAGATGCAATTGTTACAGGTTTAAATGCCGCCGCACCTGCCGCTTCTGTACCAATAGTTCCTGCTTCGGTCTTTAGGGTTGTCCCCATTTGCTCCAGTTTAGAAATCTGATCTGCTGTAAGAGTATAGGGAAGTAATGCGGCTCCAACTTCTCCTGCGGCTCCAACAGCATCTCCTAAATCAATAGATATATCTGTTCCGGGAATTGTGTAAGCCATTAGTAAGTTCCACCATCAATTAAATTAGCAGTCAATGTACCGGAGGCTGTAATGATTTCCGCACTCAGCGTTCCAGTAAATGTCGGAGATGAGGCATCCGATTTAGTTTCAATGTGAGTCTGAATAGATTCAAATTCAGCATCAATTTCAGTGCCTTTAATGATCTTTGCAGGGTTACCTGAGTTCAAGGAATCCTTACTAGCAAAGTCCGTGATTTTCGTATAGTCTGTCATTAAATTGTCCTTCCTACAATTGCTTGAGCAGTCAATCTTTGGATTGATACCGGTGATCCGTCTACATTCGCTTCAATACCAAGCTGAACTACTTGACCGCCGCCACTGGCGTTTACAGTAGGACGATTTACAAGAACACCTGCATTAAATTCACCGATGTTATATTCAGCTATGTTATACTCAGCAATGATTTGCGTAGACAAAATAAATGTTTTCTTTTTGTAGCCATAGGCGTAATCATAACCCCAGTTCAATGTGGCTTGAGTGGATGATCCACCAATAATTGTAATTTTTAGATTTTTCAAAAGTTTTAGATTTGATGGAGCGCCAAAGTCAATATAGTTTGTAAAATATGACATTTGGTATTTACCACCATTGTCTTGATATCCATCGTATTTAGCAATTCCTTGAGACTTGCCTAATAACAAAACACCGGCCCTAGTCCGACATAATGATTGAGGCTGAATAGCGTTCCATTGCGTTACACGATGAGCACCGTCTTGCAACGGGGTGCGCATATCAAAACAATAAGTAATACCTGTTGTAGGCAAGTGTAATAAGTAAAAAGCTTCTTCAGGAGAATATACAGAAAAGATTTCCTGAGTCTCGCTAGAGACAAAAGAAGTCAACTCAGTTCTGACATTTTTACTAATATCAGTGATAGGCGCTGATTTCTCTTGAATTGTTCTTTTAAGGCTACGAACACCTGCATCAGAAAGAAATATTAAATCTGTTCCTGAGACTTGCACCGAATCTCTTGCAATACACCCTATTCCAACAACAGTATCAGTGAGTTCCATTGTGGCAGGATCTTGAGCACCGGTGTACAACAAAATCTGACGTTTACCAAAGATTGCTAAAATACCGTTATGAACAGCAATAGCAACAATCTCATCTGAACCATCAGGCCATACTTTAGAAACATCAATTGATCCTGAAGATCCTGTGTCCCATTTAAAACCTGTTAAGAGATCAGACCAATATATTGTTGTATTATCTGTATCTGTTCTAGCAACCCATAATCGGCCTAAACCAGATTGTACAATATTTCCTTGAGGCACTGTACCTGAGTAATCAGCATGTGCTGAGACTTCATCGCATGTTGTACCATCATAATAAATAGGGTCTTCGCCTTCTCTGAATAGAAAATGAAACCCATTTAAGGTAGCGGCATCAAACAAGCCATCAGAGACAGTATAAGAACCCGGAGTAATATCGGTTAAGGTAGTAGTGCCTTTGTATATATAATTAGCGGATGCACTAATAATTTCTGTGCTACCATCTAATTTAATAAATTCAGAGATATGGACAATTGAGTCAGTGTTGGCTGTTGTCTCGTAATTCCATCCTTTGCGAGCACCGATACGTCCGAATTGGTCAATCACACAATTATCCGCAACCAATGCAAACTGTTCAGACAGTGCGGTTGGAGAATCCTGTGTATTCAATCCATAAAAGCCCGGAGCCTGAATTGCAATACTTTGTAGCTCTTTAGCCATTAAACTGTCGTCCAGATAGTCTCATCAGGGCTTAATCCTGCGTCAAAAGCCACAGCATTAGAAAGTTCTTGTTGCGCAAAAATTGCTTGCTCAGAAGCTGATTGTCCTCCAGTCTCGCCACGCTCACGCAGAGCATAAGAATATGCCCATTGAACAATAGGAGAGGTAGGTACTGAGACTTCTGAAGAATCTGATGTTAAATCGTCAGTCCTGCGTACTGCGTACACACTCAGTGTTTCAATAGAATCTGGAGTACGATATAAACGAATTTGAGCATCTCCATTCACATCTAATCCATCAATCGCATAGCTTAAAATAGGGCCAGATTGAGAATTAGAAGAAAGATTAGCTCGTCGAATATTCTGTAATGAATCTCTTAATACTTCAGTATTTCGTGTTTCATTATGAACGTACAGAATTTTAGATCGTGTACCGAAATCGGCTAACGAATATAAGCCAGTGCCTGAAGTGGTTGTAATACTGTAGGTATGACGTAATCCTGTCCAGTCCCAAGTATCTTCTACCAGACGTTTAGCGTCATTGACAAAATCTCCGATCAATCGAGAATAATCACTATCACTTGTGGTAGCGACTTCATCCTCACGGAGTTTTCGTAAAACTGCATTAACTAGTTGTAAATATGTCATAACTATAGTATACCACAAATTAGACTAATTGAGAAGTCCTTGCTAGAACTTCACGAGAAAATAATGGTTCTTCGTCTGGTAAATCAAACGGAGACTCTAAAGAAGCAACAACTTCATCGTCCTTAGTTGTCAATTCACCGGGAACACCTTCCTTGGCTCTTGCAAGTAACAAAGCTCTGAGTTCTGCATCAATGTTTAATTGACCTACATCAATGTTTAAACCTTCTAAGTCACCGATATCAACACCTAGATCACCGGCTGTGTAGCCTTCAAAGTTTACTGTGCCTAAGTCAAGGCCTAAATCTGCAACCTCCGGTAAACTAAAGTCAGGAGTTAAAATATCTGGGGCTTGAATGTCTAGAAGATTTA